GCGAGAAGAAATGATTGATGAGATATATGAAAGTCTACCTATGATACATGCCAACAAAGGCGACTTAGAATTAAAATCTGTTATCAGTCATGTAGATGCAAGTTATGATGATTGGGAAAGGTTTATTAACAAAGAAGATATAACAGAAGTTATACAAGAATACATGTCTAACCTTGCAAGTAAGTTTCGCTAGTTTGACATAACGATTAGGCTAGTGTATTATATAAGAATATTAACCATTAACAGAAGGAAAAAAAATGGCTAAGACAATGTTAAATCAAACTACGAGCAGACCTATATTGTATACGTATGCTCAAGAACAAATAGCTAAGACACCTAGCAAGTGGTCTGAGCCAAAGCAAAAGGCAATCCAAGAGGTCAAGGATATTATTCCAGAAATCAAAAAGATTGTAACTAAAATAGTTGGCAATGCTACACCTCAATCAGACCTAGATGTATTATCAAAGTATGATGCAACAGAAGAAGAGTCATGCTTTTGGTTTACTGATAGAGATGATTTGTTAAATGAATATAACGCTAGAAGAGATGAGCGTTCTATTTACACAAACTTTGCTTGTAGTGGTTATGGTAATTATTATCGTTATGGCTCATCAAAGCGTGAGATAGGTAATTTATCAAGAGATGATTTGATTGCTATGTACTACGAGGATATGGTGGCTAATGGTATTGATGTAATCAAATATAAGTATGTTGATGATAATGAAAAAGATTACAATGGTAAGCGTATGACTACATATCATCAAGAGATGCGAGATATAAAAGATAAGATAGACGCATATCAACAAAAGTTTTTTGATGATAATGATATGTCTATGGCTTTTACTGTTCCAAAGAGTAGGCATTCATGTCATCAACGAGCTAGGCTTGTTTCATCAGATGAGTTGGCTGTGTTTGAGAAATACTTATCTGCATTAGAACGAGTGCGTCTCAAATGGCATAAGCACTACGAAGAGATGAAAGAAAAGTTCAAGGCATATGCAGAGCTTATTCGTTCTTCCAAGACACTTGAGGCAGTAGAAGAAGTATGGACTGAGGCTTCTAATGTACGACATAAGATTGTTGGCACAGGTACAGCTTTGGCTTTGTCATCTATATCTCAAAGTGTTATTCAACAAGACATGTTGGCACGACAACAAAAAGATGAGCAAGAGCTTATGGATAAAGTTACTGTTCTTATCACTAACAAAGATAAAATGGTGGCTTGACATAAGCCACTTGATAAGGTATTATATACTTTCATTGCATAAATCTCCTATGGGGGTAGGCTTATCACTACCCCCTTTAAGTTTATGTGAGGAGATTCTGAATCCGATTCAAAGTAAATATTTCGTCTCCTCACATAAGTTTAAGTTTCAGTAAATGAGCGTCATAATTAGGCTATTGCATCGATGATAACGTGTCCTATTAGGATAGACATTGACTAGCTGACCATAGCTAGCGTATGGTTATAAACTCGGGATTTACTGATTTACAAGTCAAGGCTGCTTTTTTTTCCTTGTGTTTGGCAGCCTTGACTTTTTTTTTGGTCTAGTGTATACCCTCCTCATGAACTACTCACAACAATTATTAATTATAAAAACTTTAATTCCCAATACAGATGTTGATACAAGAATGGATTGTCCATTTTGTCATAACACAAATACTCTCACAATAAAAAAGAATAGCTCAGATTTAATGTGGTATTGTTTCCATGCGTCTTGTTCTGCCAAAGGCAAACATCAAGAAGCTATGTCAATGGAACAGATTTATGAAACCGTAGTAAGGAAAGACAAAGAAAAAGAAAAAGAAAAAGATTTTGTAGTTCCCTCTAGTTTTATTTCTATACATTCAGAACCAAAGTGCATAGAGTACTTACGAAAGAATAATTGTTTGAAAGTAAAAGAAAAAAGAAAAGCTAGCTTCATGTATGATGTAAAGCAACATAGGATTGTATTTTTAATAAAAGAAAAAGAAAAAGTAAAAGGTGCGATTGGTAGAGGTTTAAACTCATCTGTTTATCCAAAGTGGTACATCTATGGCGACAAGACTTATCCTTTCATATGCGGTGAAAAAGAAAAAGCAATCCTGGTAGAAGACTGTGCTAGTGCCTGTGCAGTATCTCATTTGTATTCTGGTGTAGCTTTGATGGGTACAAGTTTACCAGATAGTTTTATTCCTGTAATTAGAAAAAAGTTTAAAGAAGTAATTATTGCACTTGACAGAGACGCAACATCTAAGGCATTTGACATAAGCAATAAGTTAAGATATTATATGCCTACAAAAGTAAAAATACTACAAGATGATTTGAAGTATTTTAATGAACAACAAATAGAAAGTATACTACAATGAAAGAAATAAAACTAGAAAAAGATACTATACATGTAGAAAAGAAAAACGTTTATGGCAATGATTTAATTTATCCTGTGTGCGAACGTGCAAAAAGATTTGCTATACTAACAGGACAGAAAACTTTATCTGATGGTGCTATATATCATATCAAAAGATTAGGTTTTTCTGTTAGAGAATATATTAACAGAGAGCTGTAGATGATAATAGATGTTAGAAGTAAGAACAGTGTTTATATTACTATAAATAATATCGTCTATTACATTGATGATTCAACAGGTGAACAAATTATAAAAAAATGGAAAGAGCAAAAATGAATCACGGAATGAAAAAACTAGATGAAGATACATTACAACTATTTGCGGATTTATTAGACGAATTAGCTTGTTATCCTCAAGAAGTTGTTTCAGATACAGATTATTTAAGTGTAGAAAAAGTATACTTTAAACTAGGAGGTAAGGCATGAGACAAATGTTTCAACAACAGTTTCGTGACTTGCTAGTTGATTTTTTGTATATGCATTTGAAAGAAAAAGCAAAGACAAAATCAAATCTAAAGAAAACAATAGCCACATTTGAAGACATGTGGCTAGAAACTTTAAGGGAAAACAAAAAGAATGACAAACGAAAAGTTTGAGTGGCCAGATTATTATAATTATTCTAAGCCTAAATCAAAAAAAGAAAAGAAAGTGAGGAACTGTATGAGGTGTAGCAAACCTTTTAAAAGCCAAGGCAACCACAATCGTATTTGTTGGTGGTGTAAAGATACTGACGATTGGCGTTATGGTAATGACTATAGTATAATGAAATGAAAAAGACAAAGTGCTATAGAAAGATATTGAAAGTAAAAAAGAAACTTGATAAGAAAGCATTGAGGTTTCCTAAAACAAATGCACAGTGGCGTGATAGAGTCAACTGGGAAAGGGTAAGAAGTATATTAGTAAAGCGATATGATGGAAAAGGAGTTAATTAAATTATTATTAAATAAAAATTTTTACGATAAAAATAAAAGTAAATTATCAAAAGAGTTTTTTACAAATGGTACGGGTGCATTGTATGAAACAATACAAAGTGCACATCAAGATTCAGACCAGGATTTAAGTATTGGAGAAGTTTCTACTTTACATTTAGAAGTTTATAATCCTGCTCTCTCTAAAGCTGCAAGAGATAACTTTGATGTTCTGATTAATGAAATAAAAGATATCGAGTTACCAAATGAAAAGATAGCACAGAATATTATTCGTTCTTTATTTAAAAGAGGTATAGCACAGCATGTAGCCCAAATAGCAACGGATATATACAATGGCAGTGATATTGATTTTAGTGAAATAAAAAAACATTTAGATGTAACTTTTGAAGAAGTAAATGAGTACGAATATGTTACAGGTAATATTGATAACTTGTTAGACCAATTGAAAGACAATACTAAATGGAAATTTAATTTAAAACCACTTCGTGACAAGGTAAATGGTGTTGGTGATGGCAATCTTGTGATTATTTTTGCACGACCAGAGGCAGGTAAGACTGCGTTTTGGGTAAATTTAGTCTCGGGAGTTGACGGATTTGCGTCACAGGGTGCTAAAGTTTGTGCACTTATCAATGAAGAGCCTGCAGTTCGTACACAAATGAGACTAATTAATGCACATACAGGCATGACATTTGATGAGATTAGGGCAGATAAAGTAGAAGCAAATAGAAGATGGGCTGAAATAAGAAAAAATATTAAAATACTTGACACAGTTGATTGGTCTCTTGATGATGTAGATGAGTTTGTCCAAAAGGAAAAACCAGATATTCTAGTTGTAGACCAATTAGATAAGGTAAATGTAAAAGGTTCTTTTGCACGAACAGATGAGAAACTTCGTGCTATTTACACAGGTGCAAGAGAAATTGCAAAACGAAACAATTGCTGTGTTGTAGCAGTATCACAAGCATCAGCAGATGGTCATGGTAAGTTTGATTTAACTTTTGACATGATGGAGGGTAGTAAGACAGGTAAAGCAGCAGAGGCTGATGTTATTATAGGCGTAGGTCATAGAGATAAACTAGATACAGATGAAAGGATTAGAAGTTTGGCTATAAGTAAAAATAAAATAACAGGATGGCATGGGCAGTTAGTTTGTACTATCATACCAGAACTATCGAGGTACGATTTATGATAACTGTATTTGATGTTGAAACAAGTTTTCAAATAACAGACGAGGGTAACTTAGACCCTTCATCTAAAAATCCAAATAATTTTTTAGTATCTATTGGTATCAATGATGAGTATGTATTTTTTAAACATAGAGAATACAAAGATGTGCCAGATAGAAAAAAAGTACAAGACATACTAGATAAGACAAAACTTCTTGTTGGTCACAATATAAAATTTGATTTGTTATGGTTATGGGAAACAGGTTTTAAATATGATGGTAGAGTTTATGACACTATGATTGGCGAGTATGTTATGAATAAAGGTATTGGCAGAAGTTTAAAATTAAAAGATTGTTGTGCATACAGAGGTGTTATACAAAAATCTGATTTAACTGAACAATATATAAAAGACAAAGTATCTTTTGAAAACATACCAATACGCATTGTAGAAGAGTATGGAAGATTAGATGTAAAAGCAACTAGGTCTTTGTATCAAGCACAAATGTTACAATTAAAAAAACCACAGCATAAACATTTAATTAATACTTTAAAAACTATGTGTAGATTTTTAGTTGTGTTAGCAAAGATAGAAGACAATGGTATTTACATTGATATGAACACATTAGATAATTTACAGCAAGAGTTTGAAAATGAACATGATAAACTTCGTGTAGAAATAGATGAAATTATTTACAATAGAATGGGTGATACTAAAATTAATCCTGCAAGCACAGAGCAATTATCTTGGTTAGTGTATGGTGTAAAAGTAAAAGATAAAAAATTATGGTCTAAAACTTTTAATCTAGGTATTGACCCTGTCACTAAAAAGAAAAAGAAAAGACCCAGACTTACAGGCACACAACTAAAACAAATTTTTGCACGTCAATTAGAACCTGTACAAAAAACAAAAGCACGTCAATGTGAGGCGTGCCTTGGTAAAGGTGTGATTAGAAAACTTAAAACAAATGGTCAGCCATATAAAAATTTAAGTAGATGTGCTGATTGTGATGCAAAAGGTTTTATTTATTCTAGTTTAAAAGACAAAGCAGGATTTGCTGCTAGTCCAGATTCTGTTATGGATGTTGCAGAGGGTGGATTTAAAACAGATAAGAATACTTTAGAGAAGATGGCAAGACAAGGAGATGAATTTCTAAAAACATTTGTAGATAAAATTACAAGGTACAACGCATTAGAAGTTTATTTGAATACATTTATTGATGGCATAAAGAAACATACATCAGATAAAAATTATTTATATCCTAGTTTTATGCAGACAGTTACAGCTACAGGCAGACTGTCTAGTCGTAATCCTAATTTTCAAAATCAACCAAGAGGTAATACATTTCCTATTCGTAAAGCTATTGCATCTAGATTCGATGGCGGTAGTATTATGGAAATAGATTACGCACAATTAGAATTTAGAACTGCTGTGTTTCTTGCGCAAGATAAACAGGGTATGAAAGATATTAAGAATGGCGTAGATGTGCATCAATACACTGCTGATATTATTGGTTGTTCAAGACAGAATGCAAAGGCACATACTTTTAAACCTTTGTATGGTGGTATGTCTGGTACAGAGAATGAAAAGAAATACTATTCTGCTTTCTTAAAAAAATATCCAGATATAAAAGCATGGCATGAAAAATTACAAGATGAAGCGATAAGACGAAAGGTTGTTACACTACCAAGTGGCAGACAATATGCTTTTCCAAAAGCAGAAAGAATGCCTTGGGGTGGTTCTAGTTTCTCTACACAGATAAAAAACTATCCTGTGCAGGGATTTGCCACGGCTGATATTGTTCCTCTAGCTTGTATTAACATACAAGAATTACTAGAAGAAAACAATACAAAGAGCCTGCTTATAAATACAGTGCATGATTCCATAGTGGCTGATGTATATCCTGGAGAGGAGAAGGTTGTCGCTTCCTGCCTCGCCAACGGCTGTTTAAAGGTTGTACAAACAATGAAAGACATGTATGATATTGACTTCAATGTACCTCTTGATGTCGAAATCAAAGTAGGCTCTAATTGGCTAGAGACCAAAGTTTATGCTTGACAAATATGTCACAGATGATACAGTATAGTTTAAATTTAACCATGGAGGTAAAATGGTAAATGACTTGAAAGCATTTAACTCTTTAAGTAAAGAAGAGATAATGCAAATGACAGGCCAAGATGATGGCTCGATAATTAGTTCGGGCACACTATCAAGGCTTACAATAAATAGGTCTGCTGAAGATGATGATGGTAATGCATTAGCAGCAGGTGTATACACTGTATATGACTCCTCAATAGAGGACAGAGTGTATAGTATAAAGGATAAACCAATTCAGTTTAGGCCTTTTATAAATAGCTACCAATACATGGAATACGACCCAAACAATAATAACTATCCATGTTCATCAGTGATATTTAAATCATGGAAAGATGAACCGATAGATACTAATGGCGGTGTTCGCTGTGGTAAAGTGATAGGCAAAGATAAAGAACAACTTAGTGAAGCTGAAATAGAGGCACAAAGAAATATTAAATGTTATCGTTTAGTATATGGCCTAGTTTCATTTGATGGTACAACCCCAAAAGGAGAACCTGCTACTGTTGATTCAATGCCTGTACTATTTCGTGTAACTGGCTCTAACTTTACTCCAATAGGAGAAGCTCTAAAGAGTTTGAAAGGTAGAGAAAGTCTCATGCAAAATCACTTGTTGAATTTAAAAACAACAAGAAAAAAAGCAGGTAGTAATGTCTATTATGTTTCCCAAATCTCTGTTGATAGTAAAGAAATAGATTTTACACAAAAAGACTTAGAACACATGGATATGTTCCGTGCTCTCATTGAGGAAGAGAACGCTAGAGTATCTGAAAAATATCAAAATGCTGTAAAGAATAAGGAAAGCGATGCGGCATCTGCCAAAGTAATTAATGAAATGGAAGATGACCCCGAAATGGTGTTGGCTTCATAG